GTGTTAGCATCTGTAGCAGTAGTAGCAGAGTTAGAAACTTTACCTGCTGTAGCAATAGTGGCTAGCTTAGTGTCAACTATCGCAGCAGAAGAATTAATGTCCGCATTTACGATTGACCCAGCAGCAATGCTAGTGTCCAATGCTACGTTGCCTGAACCATCAAAGCCAACTGCTGTAGCAGTGATGTCGCCTGTTAGCGAGAAGTTACGCGATGTAGCTAACGCAGTAGCTGTATCCGCATTACCTGTTACCGCCCCAGTAACGTTGCCTGTTACATTACCTGTAACGTTACCAGTGAGTGCTCCCTCAAAGGTATTGGCTACGAAGGTCTCCCCGCCAACAGTCCACTTATCGTTCGTCTCATCCCATATGAGCGTCTTGTTCGTAGCGGTACCGCGTTCAATCTCAATACCACCATTCTGTGAAGGCGTACCTGCCTCATCCGAGTTCAGCACTAGGATGTTATCACCGATGTTAACCGTGTTTGAGTTAACGGTGGTAGTGGTGCCGTTTACTGTAAGGTTACCTGTAACCGTTACATTACCAGATGCAGTGACATTAGTACTGGTTACATCATCAGTGGTCAGCGTACCGTCTACAGTCACATTATTAAATGTAACATTGTCACTCGTACCTACAGCCTGGCCAATGCTGATCTGACCGCTGCTGTACGTAACACCTGTGCCGCCAGACAAGTGAGCATCTACTCGTGCATCAGTGTAATACTGATTAGTAGAGCCTTCTGTAATATTATCTGTGTCTGTCGATAGGTTACCACTAGCGTCTAGATAGACAGCTTTATCTGCAGGGTAGGACATGAAGATGTCTTTATCACCTGCACTCAGGTTAACCGCAGAGCTACCATTAGAGCCTGCTAGAACAGTAGTACGTGTAAAAGTGTTACCTGTGTTCCAGGTACCAATACCTACTTCCCATTCGTCGATACCTGAGCCGGTATGAGCAATCACATAGAAAGTAGTGTCAGCGTCAGACATGTACGTCTGAAAGGAGTCAAACGTATCACTAGAGCCGCCCAGAGTAATAGCACCTGTGCCTGTCGTCGTAGTCGTCTCTTTGACGCGATCCTTAAGTACGAATGCCATTACCGCTACCTTTAGCTAATACGAATAACTGCGTTAGATGCGTCCGCTGTAGGGAACACTACAGTAAAGTCACCTGCGGTAGAGGTGAAAGTTCCACCAAAGTCAAACACAGCAATAGCTTTGTTACCTTGTGAAGAGTTGTAAATGATAGCACCATCTGCTGAGACTGTAACGTTTGAGAATGTCTCATCGTCAAAGTCAACGAAAGCAGTACCGCTAGACAGCGAGATAGATGCACTATCTAGTGTCTGACCGCCAGCAACGTAGTTAGTACCCGTAACCTCATCTGAGTTACCTGTAACATCAGAGTAGTTAGTAGTAGAGGCACCGTAGGTACCTGTGTGTGACTCCTTGATCAGAGCAATCTTCAAGGTGTCTGTATCTAGGTCGTGTGTGCCACCAAGCAGTTCTTGCTTGAAGCTGTTACACATTGCCGTAGTGATAGCCATGATAAAGGATTCCTGTTACTGAAAGTACAATGGGGCCAGCACGAAGCCAGCCCCACCGTTATACATTAGGCGTTGTCGCGAGCAGCAGTTGCTGCGGCACGAGTAGCACCCGCTGGTACGTAGACCACGAAGAAGCGGTACGTGCCTGCTGAGGGTGTGTTAGTAGCCGCCAGCTTAGCAGTGAACGTCGTCTCTGCGGTCGTAGCAGTGGTAGCGCCACCAGTGGTGGTAACAACAGAACCTGCCGTCTTAGCAGCGTTGATGTCCGCAGTACCCAAGCCATCAACGTCACCGCCGGTAACACCAAAGCTTACAGCGTTAGCGCCGCCAACAGTAGCTGCTGCAGTACACTCAGCACCTGCTGAAATGATAACACAGTTATCAGGAACAGTGCCGATGTCGTGAGTAGAGCTTGCGCTCATATCACCTGAAGCCACAGAGACTTCGAGAGTAACGGGTGATTGTAAAGCCATTATTCTAGTCTCCTATTATGCTGCGTTGTACTTAGCGGTTACGATTGCCTCTGGACGCAGAATCTTACGGCCATACAAGTGCATGCCGCGGCAGATGTCTGCGAAAGAGTCTGGGTCACGGTAGGTTTCTACCTTGTTGATCTGCTCAGCAGTAGCAACAGCAGAATCATGACCAGCGACGACTACACCGTAGTTGGCGTTCTGGTTTGCGGTACCAGCAGTACCAGCACCAGTACCTACTGCAGGCAAGTTGTTTGACTGGTATACACGGAAGCCGTGCAAGTTGTCAGCAACCAAACCGTTCTGTAGGCCAGCACCACCGAAGTCTGCGTTCAGAAGACGAGAGTCTTCGTCCTTCAGCATCTCCAGGAATACTGGGTCCAACACGATCCAACGACCACGGGTGTCTACGTTCTGCTGGTCCAGCTTGCGAGCCATACGAGCAATTACAGACAGTGGGTTGGTGTGTGCAGCAATGTCACTCAACTTCTCACCTGGCAGACGTGGCTTCAATGGGATTGAATGGTCGCCAGCAGAAGCGGTGGTGATGTTGCTGAAGTCGCCTTTCTTGAGCTTCATAGAAGACAAGAGTTCGTCTGAACCTGCGGTAGAAACTGCCTTGGTGCCGTTAACCTGATCGTTTACGGTGTCAGCAGCGTCGTGCAGAGATGACTGCTTGAAGCCAGACAAGTAGCCCAGGACTTCCTGGTCCATCTGGTCAGCCAGACGATAAGCAGCACGGTCGGTAGCCATCTTCATGAAGTCTACGTGAGCGTGTGCTTCTTCGATGTCGTCCATCTTGAATGCAAAGTAGTTTGCCTTGTCGATGGTCAACTGGAAGTCAGCATCGTCTAGATCTTGAGCGGTTACCTGAGTACCACGCTCATAGCTAGATACGCTTACTTCTGGTTCTTTAATGATACGTACGGTGTCACCCTGTGAAGCGATCTCACCGAAGTATTCGTTGTTGGTGATTGCATTTACAACTGCAGACTTGCGGAATGCGAGCTGTGCTTGCTTCGAATAAATGACGGGAGAGAAATTACCGTTAGGTAGGTTTCCGTATCCGCCTGCTTTAGCAAAGGCCATTTTATTGTTCCTTTCTGAATATGGCGCTTCAATAAACACGATATCCGCAGAAAGAGGCCAACGTCTGCAGGTAGTCCAAGAATATGGGGCTGCGTAAGTTGGGTGAGTCTTTTGTGGCTAGTGCTTATACAGTTGTATCCAAGACGATTAAATTGTCAACCTTTAACGGCCTGACATGTCGTAGATAAACTTACCAGAACGCATAGCATCCTGGATCTCTTCTTGCCGCTTCTCAAACTCTTTGGTGCTCATCTTAGCTATCTTAGATTCACTCAATACGTTGTTTGAGTCGTCGGCTTGTGGCTGTGGCGCAGATCGTGATTTAACGGACTTAGCTGCGTCTTTGTTAGCCACAGGTTGTTTCTTTGTGGTGATGCCTTTGTCAGCTTTGTACAGGTCTAGTACGCGAGCGACACCTTTGACATCATCAGGATCGTTGTACAATGCGTCCTGCATTACTCTCGGCTGATCTTTAGCCCATTTATGGAACGCATCATCTTTTCTAATTTCTTGAAAGTCAGGATGCAAAGACATCAGTTGTGCCTCTGCTTTGCTTCGTTTAGCAGCTTGCTCTTGCTTCTCTACAAACTCTAAGCGCTTCTCTACTTGTTTCAGCTTTTCTTGTGCTTGCTCGTCAGCTAACGCACGGATAACTCGCTCTGCTTGCGGATTCTGTTTTGCCCATTCTTGAATTTGTTCTGGGCTGGCGTCTATAGTAGACCCTTGACTAAGCCTACTCTCTAGCTCTTCTAAACGCTTTTTATACTCGGCTTCTTTAGCTTGTTGGTGACGACGTAGATCTCCGTAGCGCTTCTTGAAGTTTGCCTCTTCAGCACTTAAGCCAGCAACATCTTCTTGTGCTTCGGCTTGTGGTTCTTCTTCTTGTTCGGGATTACTTTCAGACGCAGATGAGGGTTCCTCAGTGACATCGCTACTGGATTCCTCTTGCTCTGCGTCTTCTGCTTCTTCACCTAAATGTTCTTTCAAGAGAGCGGCTAGCTCTGCTTCCTCTTTAGCAATTTTACTTTGATTGCGATTATGAGAGAATGAGTCTATTTTTACTTCTTGCATTATATGCCTATCTGTTCAGGGGCCGGTCATGCCGGGTAGCCTTGGGGTGGGTGGCCCCGAATGGGGCCGATGAAACTTTAGATGTTTTCGATGCCGCGTACACGTTTGCCGTCTGGTAATTCAAACACCAGGGCGCTAGGGTCAAGATCTACGTTGCCTTTGAGTCCACCAATGCGGACACCCATTGACTTGAGTTGACTGCGGTATTCACTATCAGAAAGATTACCACGTGACCATTGGTCTGTCAAATCTTCTAGGTTATTAATACTAAACCCACCAAAGCCACGTTTTGCAGACGTATCAGTGCCAGTGATCTGATCTACTAAATCATCTGCTTCCTTGATCATCTGATCTGTTTCTGCTGCAACATCTCGAACCTGTGGGCTAGGTGCGTCTAGTGCCTCAAGGGATGCAACAGCTTCACCTAACTCTTGGTTCATTCGTTCACGATCACCCATGGTACCGCGTTGTGGTCTTGCTGGCGGACGTGCACGCTCTGCTGTAGGGTTACTCATTAGACCCGTCTCTTGTGGTGTAGTTGGCGCAGGTGCTTCAGTAGCAGCAGGCTGCTGTGCCGAAACACTACGTTCTCGCATAGCTATATCTGCTTGGATCTGTTGCTGACGTGCCGCATCATACTCTGCTAGGCGACGTGCGTTTTCTTGCTCAACAAGAATCCGAGCATCACGATACTGAGCCGCTTCGGCAGGATCAAAACCTGTGACACCCTGCTGTAGAGTCCTGACAGGCGGGTGGTCTGGTAAAGGTAATAGCTCAGGGTACTCAATCGGTATACTCTGATATTGATAGCCTGGTACTGCAGGGAAATTAGGATCTAGCATTTCTCGCTGAGTAGCAGCAAAGCCTTCACGCGCTCTAAGCATATCTTGTTCAGCAGCCCTAGTAGTTGGAATTGTCGGGTCTTCCTGAATACGAATAGCATCATCTTCTAAGCCACGACGAATTGCAGTTCGACCTGCCTTTGATGCAACATCGCCTACTACAGGGACTAAGCCTAAACCAGCCAAACCTAATGCTGCTGCTTTGGCAAAGTTAGATGCTTCAGGGTTAGCCGCAATCTCAGCCGCATCTGTAAAGGCCATTACGTCACCGACACCAGGTACAAACTCGGCTGCAGCAGCTCCAATAGCAGCAGAACCTTGCTGATTAGGACGGTTAAACTCGTCATAGGTGCGTTGCATATCTGCGCTACGCTGGTTCTCCATAACGCGTTGTGCATATGCATCTAGGTTAGTACGTGGCAAACGCACATAGCCGCCATCGTTATAACCCGTAGGCTGCATCAAACCGCCTTTATTAAAAGAGTTTTCCATCCCTTTAGCTGCTCGCTCAGCGAAGACCTTACCTGGACCCGTGGTAGGATCTGTGTAACGTGCAAAGTCTTGCAGTCTAGGAATGCTAAACCTACCTAACGGACTCGCTTCTAGCTTAGCTTTTGCATCGTTATACTCTTGCAACGTAACCCCTTCCGGGTTAATTACAACGTCCTTCCCAGCTACGATGCGTACAGTATCTGCTAAACGAGAACCAGACGTGTCAGCATCTGCAACGAAGTCTAACCCTAAAGCATTACTATGCTGAATCTGTGGAATACCACTTTCGTCATAGTACAAAGCGGAACTGCGGGTTGAGCCTAAGCCTTTACCAGCACTTTTTTTACTAAAGTCAATAACGCCTCGTTTTTTCTCAGAGGTAATTTCATCAACATCGTATAGAGGTGCCGTAGGGTCTACAGGTTCCATACCTCCAGCCATAGTACCCGCACCTACAGTAGCACCCTGTTCTGTATACGTAATGTCTTTACCTGGAATGACGTTACGTACACCTCTATTTACAATGCGCTGAAGATCAATGGCTTCTTGAACTTGCTGGTAGCTAATTCGTCCATCATAGATGCTACTCTCGATACCCTCACGAGCTTGACGAGCGAGATCTAAGACATCACTAATATCTAGTGCATTTTCACGTACAGCCTTTGCATAGGCTTCAACCTCACGTAAGTCACTTAGATCAGGTAGAGCTGTTTCAGGGATGTCGCGACCTGCAGCCCGCGCCTTTTCTTGCAACTCTAATGCGAAAATAAGCTGACGTAATTCTGGTGATACGGCAGGGCGCATCTCACCCGTAGCTAAAAATTCTTTTTTACGCTGATCTACTAACTCTTGTAGATCTACCCCTTGTGAAACCGCAAGAGATTCGTCAATACCGCCTAGACTGCGTTCAAGCGGCGAAGTTGCCGGATCTTTGGGTGGCAACATTATTGTCATGGCAACAGGCGAAGGTCTACCGTCTATGTTTTCTAACGGGCGACCATCTTGTGCCATCAGGGCCATAGTAGCTAGAGTATCAAAATCCTCACTTCGACGGCTGATAATTTCATCAGCTTCTGGTGTGAATTCGTTAGCAGCAACAAATGCTTCGGTTTCTTCTTTCTGTCGTTGAATCTCAGCCTTCAACCTAGAAGAAGCTTCTTGTGTCTGGTCTATAGATGGTTGTACGCTATCTAACCTTTCCATCAAACCTGGCGTAGGTGCGACAGGCTCAACAGAACTAGGTGCTACATAAGATGATGGGTTAATCGTTGCAACAGGTTCAACAGGCTTAGACATCGCTGCGGAAAAAGCTTCGTCACCAGCAGCCAACTGCGCGTAGAACTCATCGTCACTCATGAGGCCGCGTGTAGCGCCTTGATTCGCTCGAATCTGTGCATCTGCAGCAGCAGCCTGTTGCAGTAGTGCTTGATTCTGAGCTTCTCTGCTCTGAGTACTCAGATAATCGGGGGTATCCACTACAGCAGGGAATTTCAGAGTTTCTCCTGCACCTGCGCTAAGCACTGCATCGTAGTCGGCTGCTCGTTGTAGCAGCGCTTGGTTCTGGGCCTCTCTACGTTGCGGTGCTGCAACTTCACTTTCGTAATAAGCAATCAGGTCTGAATAATCGGAAGCGTTCATACCCTGAGCAGCAGCATCACGGCGTGCTTTCTCTAGGCGTAGTTCATTTAAACGGCGTTCTTTTTGAGCGTCAACAAGAGATTGCTCAGCAGCAGCAAGTTGTGCTTCGCGTTGATCAAAAGCAGTTCTATTCATAGACGCTGGTACGAAAGCGTCTGACTCAGCGGTTAGTTCTTGCGACTCACCCATAGTTTCGGCAAACCGCGCCTCACGCTGTGCTAGATCCGGCGACCTACCTAGTAACTGAGTATATTGCTCTGCCGATAGACCGCCGTATTGATATCCGCGCTTCATTTAGTTTGCACCCCTCTGCAATAAGTCAATCATTCGCTGCGCACGTTCTACCGCACTTAAGTTTGTATCTGTTTGAACTTGTTCCATCGCACCGAAGTCTGGGCCCGACTGTCTAGCTGGGGCTGGACTGGTCATACCTAGCTCAGCTTCTAGAGCAGCAATTTCGTCATCAATGCTTACTGGTGATGCTGCAGGTTGTGATGCTACTGGATCTACAGGCATCACACCACCCGGCATTGTGCTTGGATCTGTGACACGTGTAGGTGCTACAGGCTGTGGTGCTGCAGGGTCTACAGGCATCACACCACCCGGCACTGTGCTTGGATCTGTGACACGTGTAGGTGCTACAGGCTGTGATGCTGCAGGGATACGCTGCTTGAGGTTAAACATCTCTGACGGGAAATCTTCCAGAGGCGCGCTGAGTCCACTCAAGTAGCTCTGCGGTGTTGGTGTTCCTTCCAAACGGAGTGACGGACCCTGGCCCAAACGGTAGGCCGTGCCCTGGCGTAGTGTGTACGAACTCATCGGTGCAACAGGGCCACGTGCCGCACCTGCTGTAGCAGCGTCCATCGAACGGCCGGCACCCGCCATACGTCTACGAGTTTCTGATGTACGTTCTCCACCTTCGCTAAGACCTTTTTGATAGCCTGCCTGATAGCCTGCATCATATGCATCTCTCTCAGCACCACCGCCCATACGATGAAACATAGTAGCAGCGTCAGATGCAACATTACCAGTTGTAGCCGCAAGACCTCTTGCTGCCTGACCAAAGCTACTAGCAAGGTTAGTGTTAGCAGCACGGCGTTCAGCAGCAGCCGCTGCAGTAGCTTGACGGTTTGCTTGACGGCGCTCACGATCAGCTACAAACGCTTGCTGATATGTAGCCGGGTTCATCAAGTTGCCTAGACCACTACCTACATCACTGAAGAAATTACCCAGTGCTTGGCGGTTCTGTGCAGCACGTTCAAAAGACGAACCGTCGCCTGGTGTTGCTATTTGACCATTAGACGTAAAGGCACCAGGCTCACCACTCCGTAGCTTCGCAAGGTCAACGTCAAACGAAGGTGTTTCACCACGCACGTCGAGACGAGCAGGTTGTGGCATACCACCGTCTTGATAGCCCCGTACCTGACCGCCTTCGTTGAAGCCCCGCATACGCTTCTGCATAAACGCTTCTGGGCTGTTAGGATCAGCCATAGGCTGAACCAGGATGTTTGGCTTTTCAGAAGGTGGCCTACGGGCGCCTAAACCTATATCACGCAACTGACGTGTAGCAGCCTCTACATCGCGATACGTGCCTGCTGTGCCCCGCCCCGGCGTTGCTCGCATTTTATCTTCATAAGCAGACATTCGTTTCTGTTCGTAGAACCCTGGCTCAACACGACCAGGTGTTGAAGCAGCAAATGCTGGCTCTCTAGTGGTCGGGTTTTCAGCCTGCCGTAGCGGGCGATATACCTGCTGAGCCAAAGGCTGATTAGCAAAGTCAAATGTAGGCTCACCAACTTCAGGAACACTCAACGGTGTAATACCCATGAACTCTGCTTGAGTTGGTTCGTTTTGCCCACGTGCAATAGATGCAGGATCTTCGCCAAAACCAGGTGTAAGTGCCTGAACAGCAGTATCTTCTAGGCCGTCATTATTCTTGTCGAGACCCTGATTCTTTAACTCTTGGCGAATATCAAACAGAAGTTTGCCATATTCATTCTGTGCTCTCGTATCACCCGACGCGATAGCTGCTTGCAATAACCGCTCAACCCGACCTACAGCACGGTTAGTTTCACCAGAAGCGAATCGCCCTTCAAACCGTCCAACACGAGTACCCGGCCCTTCTGAACCGACACCCAGTCGAACATTCAGAATAGCATTACGAAGTTCGTCCGGGTCTGTCATGCCTTCCCAGTTAACCTGGTCAAACAACGACAGATCGTCTTGCATAAAGCTGCGGTCAATCTGCTTGTCAGGGTTGCGTGGATCGAAGATAGCACCTTCTGTCTGACGACGCATTTGAGCGTCGCGCAATCGACGCTGATATTCCATGAAGGACATCTTTGGTGCGCTACCGTCTTGCGGGAACACATTACCTAGTAGGCCAATGGTCTGTTCGTAAGGAACATAACCCTCTGGAATCTCACCGATGTACTGACCTGTAGGCTTATACTTAGTACGACGCAAAGACTGCATTGTGTCGGGATCGTAGAACAAATCAGTCTGATACAGATCAGCGTACTGAGATGTCGGAGCAACAGCACCAGACTTTAGGAAGACTGGCTGATTACCTTCACGAAAGCGAGTTAGACCCGGTAAGTTTTCTACAGGGACAGGGACTCCTGTGTCATCGCCCATAGAGGGATCAAATGAGGTAGTAACTGCTGCACGATAATCACGCGACGACGCTTCAGGGCGAAGCAAGCCAGTCATCGGATCTAGGTATGGACTCTGTTCACGTGTAGGACGTGTGCTGCGACCTGCACGACGCTCTGCTTGTTCAGCAACACTAGTTGTAACTGCTGCTGGTGCAACAGGTGCTACAGGAGCCACAGAGGCGGGCGCTGGGACGCTCCCACGTGCAGGTAGGGCAATACTAGCTCGCTGAGCGTAGATGCCTTCATTGGCCTGTACAACGCCGCCATCGTTATATCCAGATTCGTCTTCTACGATTAGTTCATCTAGGTCGAAAGGAAACGCACCTTGATCATCGACAGGCTCGCCACCGATACGTCCGGTAGCAGCCATATCTTGATAACCATCTTTTGCACCAGACCGTAGATCTTCAAAGAATTTTACGCCGTAGTAATTTACAACGTCTGCAGGTACTACATATTCACCTTCGCTCAACTGAGCAGGGATGTCATCGCGTACGTTCTCAGCGGTCGCACCTAGCGGGATTTCATTTCCCGACACTGGATCGATACGCTCAGGTGACATGTCCATTTACTTTCTCCCGTAGGTATTTGAGTCGTTTAAGGGCACGGATTTCACCCTGGATTCTGTGGAGTTCTAGAACCTCATCAGCTACACTCAAGCGAGAGTATAACTGATTTAGTTCGGCATCGACGTGCTCGTTAAAGCTATCCCAAAGGGCTTTGTTGTTGACCAGGAGCTTGAGGCTGCTCATTTCCGGTAAATCCTTGCTCACCTGGTGTAGGTGCTATACCGACGCCCATCTGAGAGCCGCCACCACCTGAAGTATCTTGAACGCCTTGGACGCCTTGACCTTCAATGCCAGGTTCTGGTTGAGGTTGTTGAGCTTGGAAGCCTTTCAGGATCTCTGCCTGAATAGCTGCATCTTGCAGTGAGTTCGTGACCTTGTCTGGGTCAAGATCCATGCTCTTAGCGATTTCGCGGATAATATAATCCATTTTGGCGAAAGGTGCAAGCGCTGGGTTCTGTGCGACCTGCAAGAATTGCATAAGGCGCTGTGACCGTACTTCGTTAGCCATCAGGCTTTCTGTTCCTGCGGCACGTACCTCTAGGTCGCCACGAATGTCAGGGTCAAAGTCAAACTGCATGTTGAATGCAAAGAAGGACTTACCTAGCGGGCGGAGAAGATAGTCGTCCACGTTCTTAACGACAGTACGAATGCTACCGTTAGCAGCAGACATAAGCATAGAAATACCAGAAGCAGTCCGGCCAACACCAGAGACGCCGGTCTGACCATGCGCAAAGGAAGGAAACCCAGTGCTTTCATCCGCAAGGACACGCGCCTTGTCAAAGAGTTGCATGTTCTCGTTAGCAACATTAGGAAACTTAGTACCGAAGATAGCCTGTCCAGGAGCGCCACCTTGACGTCTAAATATCTTGCCTGGATAGATTGATAGGTCTTGTCCAGGTACGAGGTTAGTTTCGTCCACTTCAACGATCAAGTTCCCTGACAATGCGGCGTTGTCGATAGCCATACGCATAAAGCCATTCATCAACGTCTGGGTATCGTCCATGTTCTCTGCGATGCCAACACCGAAGAAGCTGTACGGGTTGTGCTCGTAAGGAACGGCGTAGTAAGGAATACGTGCAGGCTTGAACGGGTTCAGTACAAAGCGAATGACTTCACCGTTAGAGACCCATACGTTGCACGACAACTCGTCCATGTCTGCCAGTTCACTAGGGATATCTACGCCTTGCTCTTCCAAGACAGTAGTATCTACGTAACCCCAGAACTCTAGAACTTCATAACGCTCAGAGCCTGGATGCGTATCGTCGTCCTCCATCGTACGTTCCCAGTACTTCTGTACGTAGTCGGGACCATACTGAATTACCTTCTCAATAGCTTCGTCCATAAAGTAAGGACGACCCTTAAGCGCACGTAATTGCGTACGCGACATACGGTGACGCTCTACAACATACTCAGCGTCGTCCATAGAGCGCGCTTCAGGATCGGGATACAGATCCCACAAACTTACATGGCTACACTCTGGAACGGTACGAATCAGAGGCTCATACTCGCCAGTCTCATCATTCCAGTTAGGGTATTCTTTATCTACAGCGAACGGACCCTTCATAGCACCCGTACCCAACAGTGCCATCTCAAAAGCCATGCTGCGTAGATGTACGTTAGCGCCAGACTCGTTTAGCTGATCATGAATTTTCTTTTCCATCTTCTTGGCTGCAATCATAGCAGGATGGAAAGTAACTGTAGTTGCGGTAGTACCCTGACCTTCTACAATCTTATCACTGACAGCATCTACTTTATCTGCTACTGGACCTAAGCGTTCACGCAGGTCAGTCATCGTTTCGCCAGGGCGCAACTCTGTGTCAGGACCGATCAAGTAAGGCTTAGACGCCTCGTCACGAGTGACAGCTTTAAGAGCATCACCTGCCATAGCGGCATTGGGGTCAACATTGATGTGTGCTGCCTCGACAACACCATCAGGTAGGACCGTAGGATTGACAGTTAGCGGAAACTTATTGTTACCGAATAACACGTCAATGATTTGACCATATGCTGCTAGAGTTTTAGTCTTAGTTACTTTAACAAAGACACGAGACTTCTCTGCATCTGTGAACTGTACGTCTGAACCATACAAGCCACGGTAGTTGCGGTAAGCACGTAGCCAACGCGTTTCATCTGCATAACGTGCATCTTCTGCGCGTTTAAATCGCTCAGTCACGAACGATACAATACGAGACTCAACAAACAAAGAATCGTCAGAACTCTCGGCTGCAACGGCTTCGTCTGTCTCGAACATTAATTCGTCTTGTTCACTCATTCTCAATATCCAAATGCAGGGTCACTAGCTTGAAAGCCGGTGCGCTGTGTGGCGGGGTTGAAGTCCCATATGCTACTGCGTGGTCGGGTCATGATCCCGTAGCGTAGCGCGTCGTAAAGGTGATCTTCAGCGTTTGTATCAACGTCCTCTGGGTTACGCTTGTCCAAAGGTATACTGGGTAGCTGTGCAATAGTATGCGTACAATGATCCATAAATACTAAACGTGGCTTCTCGGTAAACTCATCTACCTGCAGCCGTCTATGGATCTCGTTCTTACCAGCAACACGGGAGCCTCGTGACCGATCTGAAGGTCGCCATCTGCAACCTTTCTGGTTCATTTGTTCAGCCAACGACGGCCCCGTGTCACCACGGTTGTGCCACAGAGAGGAGTCCAGCACACCGTACCGTATAGTACCATCGTTTGCTTCTGCTTCCAAGATCATATCTGCTAGATCAGTAGCAATAACCTTAGAAACATACATCTCGCGGTACACAATCAGTTGTTCGTCTGGCGCGACCGCAAACCATAATACGCCAGTGTACGAACCATAACCGTAGTCACATGCTCTGAACCTTGTCCAGTTCGACGGTATATCAAACTTGTCGATTACATGTATGCTTCGGTCAAACTCCGGGAACGCTGCCCCTTCGTTAATATCCCAGTTACCCTCAAGTAGCTGCTTACGTTGATGCTCTGGTAGAGACAACAGCATGGCTTCATAGTCGCCTGCTTCAGCTAGGTAAGGGTTATCAAATAGCGATGCCGGTATGAACCGGCGTTTAAACAAAGGCTGACCTTCTTTACTATGCCCTTTAGGGAACGTGATGGTCTCACCTGTTTCGACGTTCGTTGCCCAGAAGGCTTTGCCTGCTGGGGCAGGGTCAATGAACATCTTTTTAACCCATCGATGGCCTGCACCACCTGGGTTAGTTGTGGCCCGCATATATAGGCCTAAATCGGCCTGGTGGGCGGAACGCAGACGGGATCTCATATAATCCCATGCGTAGGGGGTGGGCCACTGCGTTAATTCGTCAAAGCCAATCCAGTTAAATGCCTGACCCTGGTAGCGTGTCACGTCAGTATCTTTATCTAGATACGACATCCATAGTCTGCCACCACGAGGTGAGGTCCACTGAGATTTACGCTCTGACCATTTAATACCAGGAATAGCCTTTGGATATAACTCTTGGCTCTTCTGGATAAGTTCACGAAGTTCTTCAGTCGTGTGACGTACAAGTAGGCCACTGAAGTTTGGGTCGTTCAAACCATGTAGTGGGTCAGCCAACATGGCGTAAGACTTACCGCCACCCGCTGCGCCACCATAAAGTACTTCACGTTCTGATGCACTTAGAAAGAATGTCTGCGGTCCGGGGTTAGGAGCGAAGACAATGTCTTGTGCTTCTTCTATGTTGAAGTCTGCCGCTACAGGTTCAGCAGGTACTGTCCCAGTCTTTGGAGAGACCTTCGGTTCCGATTCCGGCGTAGGCTCCGACACCTTCCGTTTCGAGCTTTTCGATTTCCGCAAGGGTTTCTTCGAGCCACTTGGCAAGCTTGCGTTTAATTGTAGCTGCTTTTTTACGTCGTTGCTCAACTTCGACTCTTTTCTTCAGGCCCATATGAGAAATGTAGCGCCCGGTTTCTCTAGTTAACCATTGCGCTACCGCCCGATGACTATACTGCTTTAGGTGCTTTTTAGCAAGTTCTAAAGCTTCTAGCTCGCTTTCTATCGGCACGAGACGTCTATCATTTTCAGGATGCACTTCGTACCCAAATGGTACTTTAGAGTTCAGCCTTACGATCTCGTGCCACTGTTTGTCATGGCCTTTTGGTGGCTTCGGTAATTCCCAAAACCCCAAATCACGTTGTGGTATTATTCGTTAGTACCTTCTTTAGCGGGGAGATAGAAGATGCCACCACCAGAGGTAACATCTACTTTCTCTACCTTACCAAGACCAGCACGGTCTAACAAGTCTTTAGCTGCTACCATCTTTTCTTTGATGCCTAGCTCTGTAGGATCGATGATGGCGTTAGCCATAGAGACAGCCGCCTTTGGTGCAGTACGCGCAAAGAAAGAACGAGTGCGATCTGCAATCTCCTCTTTCAAAGCGTCCACAACATGAGACGTAGCAGTGGACTCTGAATAGCCTGCAAGCTTCTTAGCCAGCACGACATCACCCGCGGCCTCATCAAAGAGAACGTCAAGAAACTTCTGCTGTCGTTCAGTAAGTGTACGGGCCATAACAGGTAATCTCACTTTTTCTTTTTGCCGTAGACCTTTCCTTGGATCTCGGAACGGGTAATACCTAAGTCGTTTAGTTCGCGGTCAGGCATAGCTTGCAAAACCATGTAATCTGCGCGAAGCTGTTGGTGTTCTTCGAATGCTTCCCAAGAAGCTTTAATCCAGTCTTTGATAAACTTCACCATGAGTATCTCCTTTGGTTGGTGACCCCCATAGTTATATGCATTTTACGCAAAGCTCATAGAGCTAGTTATGCAAAAGACTTTTGCCTAGCCTAATGTAGGCTGGAAGTGTTCTTCGCCTGACATGGTGACATGAAAGACGTTAGCAGAATCAGAGAAGCACTGAAGCTTATCACCCGGCTTCAACGCAATGTAGCCGCCGCCTTCAACAACTTCGTGCATGGTGTTTGCTGCTGCAGCAAAGTTGTCTACGATGACGTGAGACGTTGTTGTCGCGGCCTCATACCAAATCACAGTGATCTGCTTGTTGTTGTTATTTGAGTTTGACAAGTGTAGGAATCGTACCAAGCACGCAAAGTTATTTGGGCAGGTGTATAGATCATCAGGGCTAGCAGAGTCCGTAGACGCTACGTCGATAGACTTCGTTACGTAGTTAGCGATTCCTGCGAATGCCATTGTTACCGCTTCTTACTTGGTGGTACGGATGCGCCACAGTTAGCGTATCCGCCTTTGTTGAAACCCTTGACACCACGACCTTTGAGGATGTCAGCCTTAGTTACCTTACCGTCTTTGTTCAGATCAGGAAACTTCTTAGGCATGCCGCCTTTAGCCATACCACGCTTAGTATTACAATTAGCCATGATCTTATCGCTTCTTCGCTGGAGGATTAGACGCACCACACTTGGCGTAGCCACCTTTGTTGTAGCCCATGTTGCGCTTTGCAGCAGCAGCCTTCGGCTTTACTTTCTTGTCTTGAAGCTTCTTCAGTGCTTCGGCAGCTTTCTTGTATTCGCCACGATTTATCATTGATTGGATGTTCGCAGGCAAGCTTGCATCAGCATCAACAGGCGCACCCAACACAATCGTTAGGCCGCCTTTTTGGTAACCCTTTTTCTTAGCCATACCACCGCCGTACATCTTAGCTGACTTTAAGCACTTACCGGCGGCTTTACATTTAGCCGGGGTAGGGCAACCTGGACATGTCTTCATGATCTCTTCTTTCCTGACGCGGTCGTTGACCACTTAACTCTTTTCGGCCCCGTCTTCTTCGCGGCTTCTTTCTTTGTTATCTTTCCTGCAACAGCTTTAGGGCGGCAGGCAGGGTAGGGACGTTTACTGTCCTTGGCCGACTTGCGGCCACACGGTTTGCCGGTCTTTACATCGACCCACTTTTCACCGTGCCATTTGCCTAGGCCGCCCTTAGCCATCTTAGAAACTAATGCCTAGCGATACGCCAACGACAGGTTCACCGATCTCAAACTCACTGTCGTAATCCCAGGTCATACGACCGTCGAGGCTTACGTTGGACGCCAGGTCTACCGCGTAGCCAATACCGTAGCTACCGCCTTCAAAATCGAACGTCTCGCTAATGCCGTAGCCTGCGCCCAAGAACAGGTACTCGCCACCAATGACGCCTGGCTCATAGCCTGCTTCACCGCCTACAGAAACTGAACCCCACTCGTTGTCAGCACCCCAGCCTACAATGTCACCGTTGCCGTTACCCCAAGAGTAGCTAGCGTAAGGTGATACAGAGAAGCCATACAGGCTCAGGCTGTTTGACAAAGTAGCTGACCAGTTATCAGCGTCGTCCCATGCTACAGACGCATTGAGTTCGACGTTACTGAACGACAGACCTACGCCACCTGCAACAGTGTCTACGCCATCAACGCGAGACAATGATACAGAACGTTCTTGTGCTACTGCGGATGCTGCTGCAACGGTTGCGGCCAGCATAGTTAAAATGCGTTTCATGTTACTTCTTTCCTTTAGAAACTTTGTTAGCAGTGGTGCCGGAATACATACCGCCACGCTTCTTGTACTCTTTGACTAGCCAAGAGCTAGCATAAGCCGACGGCCAGACATCAAACTTCTTTTTAGCCTGAGCCTTAATGCTATTGTACAGTTTTGTATTGGTAGGTTTGGGCGACTTAGCCATACTAATTTCCTAGCGGATTTTCAACTAGAGAATCATACGCATTCCAGATGTCGTTGATCTCAGTGTCGTATGTATCTAGTTTGTCACCAATGCTATTTGTAATAGTTATAGCACGATCCACATCAGAACGCAAGTCTAATAAAACTTTCTGTTGTTCCAAGAGCTGCTGCATGCTGGCGGTAACGGTAGCTAGCTTCTCACTCAGTTCCGCTGTCGTACGTTCGCGCTCCAGGGTAGATTCATTAGCTTGGTCCTGGAGGGCCTGTTCGTTTACACGGATAGCTTCTTGAATAGGCTCAAGGCTAGCTAGCTGTTCTTCCATGTCCTGAAAGCGTTGCCATAGGTCGTACCCAAAGTACACAGCCCCAGAGGTAGCAGACGCTACGGATAACGATGCTGCTACCATCCAAGGTTTAATCTCTAAGCCGCCTAGCTTAAAACTAAGATCCATCTGTTGGGTATCCACCATACTGCAGGATGTATTCACCTGCGTCGTACATCTCTTGTACAGACTTGAAGTCTTGCGTCAGGTAGCCTTGCCAACCTGTGCCGAATCCTGCGTCATCCCAAGTAATGACAAACTCGTCAATACTTTGAGTGTAGTTGATTGCTGTGTAGCTACCGACCATGAACTGGCCTTGGTTAGCGTACGCATCAATGCTTGCAGTGAGATCTGAGTTATTAGCTGCTGCCATATATGCACCAGCATCCTGAGCATACGTATCGACCATCATCAGAGCCTGGTTGTATGCATTAACCTCTGTCTCATCAATAGAGTACTGCTCTTGGCCTAGCATATTCTGCAGAGCTACCTGTTCAGGCTTTGTGTCCGCTACGGATGCTTCTTCCGCTACACTTGTTGCCATCATGATAACATTGGTCGCTACAGACAGATCATCTACTGCACCCATCAAGTTATTCATTGCCGCAGCATGTTCCTGCATGAATAACTGCTCGGCAGTCGTTGCGATGGCGTAATCGTGCTGGAGTACCGCGTCGCGAGTAGCAACATAATTAGCGAACTGTTCAGGGGTGATGGCAGCACCATTAAGAGCTGAATCAGGTACCACGCCACCAATACCAGCGTAACCAACAGCCCCAACAACAGCAACTTGTCCATAGTTCAAACTGCCTTGAATGTCGTTTAAGCTGTCAATGAGTGCCTGGATCTTCTCAGGGCCAGTCATCTCGTAAGACGTATTATCAGCGTATGCTAGTCCTGAAACGCTCGCTAAGGCTGAGCTTAGGAGTAGTGTCTTCAACTTGTTCATCTAGTTCCTCACCTATTCGTAGGAGCGTATCCCAAAATAGCTTCTCTTGTTCGTAACCTACAATGTATATCTCAGGGCTTTCACGATATTTATTCAAGGCGGCTCTGCCCATAAGCAACTGCCCTGTTGTAATCTCTGCAATGGGGCAAGGGGTGTTCGCTAGCATCATCGCTTTGAACACCCCTGCGTCACCACACATTAAACTGATAGCGCTGACCTGTAAGCCTAAGCCGCCGATCTGCTGTGGCGTTCCCAGGAGCCTCGCGTTCTTACGCGTGTTACACTGCGGGTCTTGCTCCATAGTACCGGCAGAGAAACCTACGATGCTTAACTGCACACCAGCGCTAGTTGGCATCAAACAACTATCGTTGCCACCACCACCCATCATAGTAGGACTAATGGCGGACATTACGGGTGCCGCTGAGCTAGCACCTGCAGCGTTGTAGTTATTCGTGATAGACTCAGTAGAGTTATTACTGTCTACCGTGCTATCCGCTGTGTAGTTACTGAAGTCACCACTAATCGAGTTCGTCTGTGCGGATACACTGGTAGCCGACCAAATCAGCAATACGAGTATCTTCACACATAAGAGACGTAGCTGCATCGTAGTGACCAAGCTGTGCCAGTGTTTGAGCATTTAGGTTTCTCAGGCAGGCTTCATCTCCTGCACAGATGTTAGGGTACTTCACCGTTGTGGTGTAGCACCCGCTAATCGTTACTAGTAAGGGTAGAGCTAGGAGTCTTACCATTTCTCTTTGTTCGCCCAGTACGGTGCGGGCATCTTGCCCTTGGGGATATTCTTTGAGTGTCGTGCTTTGAATGATGCACGCTTCTTCTTCATTGCGTCCGACTCGCCAGCTTTAGGCTTACCAGCAGTCTTAGCTCCCTGCTCACCAAAGCGGATCATCTTCACAGTGTCGCCTTCTTTGGCTAACACCACGTGTGACT